TTATTATTTACGCTTCTAAGATTAAGTTCATTATATTGAGCAAAGTATTAATTTCCGACTTTTTATCCTCGATAATTATCTCGTCCATACTACCTTTGTAGCCCTTATTCATTGTGTACTCGATAGACGCTTTTTTGTCTAAGATTTGTTTGCCTAAGTAGCTTAGGGCTTCTTGTTTGTTTGTCATTTGAATTTCGATTTTGTTGTCCATTTTGTCGTTGTTTTTATGGTTATTAACTTCGTTAAATATACGCATCCTCACACACATACGCAAATTATACGCGTAAAATATTAAACTTTTTTTTAGTACAATTTTTTCGCAGAGCAAGGCAGAGGTACTGACCGAAAATTTGAGCCAGGTTTTTAACGCTAGCCTCTCGGAGCGGGGGGAAGGTTTTTAACCCGATCAAAGAATCCCAAGTAGAACATTCTCACCTCTTATTATAATAGGTACTATTATTATAATAGTCTTACTTTACACTTATACTATTATAATAATACTTTTACTATGGGAGTAAAAGTATTATAATTAGTTTATTATAATAAGGGGTTTAGGGCAGGGTATTAATGAAAGATGCTCAACATTCAATATTGTATATTCCCATAGAAGGCGTTTAAAGAGCTTATCTAAGCGTGCCTATACAATCATATTAAAACGATAAGATATGTCATTAGAAGAACTCCTAAATGGCTTATGCAGGGTCTCCTCACCTAGGGGAGAACTCAGAGCTGCAATGTTTGCTTTCCATAACGATATGGTGGGCAAGAGTATTTACTTTCCTAGGGCGCAGAATCCGAAGACTTCTTGCGGCAGTTGTATCCAGAATACGAAGGTTGCGATATTCAAGTGGTATCACTTTGATAAGGATGCCCCGAAGTTTGATAGTTTAGTTTTTAAGGAGAGATTTGGAATGCATAAAATACCGTTATATGGCCTCAAAGAGAAATAGTAATGGGAGGATAGTTAAGGGTCGCGGTAGCGAACTAACAGACCTTCAGTCCGAGTTCCTTGAGAAGATTAGGGATGAGGGGATGGATGCCTCCTCTAAGGTGGCTAGAGATTTAGGGTATACGAATTACTATCGTGATCGTAGGACTACAGGTACAGCTTTTCATAAGGAGCTTATGGCGATAGCTAATGCGGAGATGAAGAGTATTGAGGCAGCGAAGGGTACAAACCTTACTGCATTGATTCGTATTCGTGATATGGCTATCTCCAATGGGGATATGAAGGTTGCTATGGAGTCTATAAAGATTATTAACGATATGCAGGGGTATAAGGCTCCGACTAAGGTGGAGCAGACCAAGATTGACATTACAGCTACGATAGACTTGACTGAGTCTACTGAGGAACAAGACTTTTTGGATATAGATGCAGATTAAGTTATACAAACCTACTGAGCCGCAAAAGGACTTTCACAAGCTCGTTCATAAGGACGCTCCATTTATTAGTTGTTTAGTTGCGGGGAGACAGACGGGGAAGACTTTCTATATGCAGAATGATTGTGTGATGAGGGCATTGAACAACCCTAAACACCGAATGTTCTGGGTATCTCCAATACAAGATCAGGCCAATAAGGTGATGAAGGATATTGAGGGGATGTTTAGCGGCCACCAAGATTTATGGAACAAGATAATCAAGAGGTATGACCGCAAGGCGAATGAGATGTATTTTTACAATGGTTCATTTATTAAGTTTCGTTCTGCTGATTCGGGGGATAACCTTCGTGGTGCCACATTGGATTATATATACTTGGATGAGGCGGCATATATGAAGCTTGACTTTATCAATGAGGTGCTGTTGCCTATGGTTACTAGAACCGGGGGAAAGGTCTGTGCAGCATCTACCTTCAACGGGCCGAATTGGTTTTACGAGTGGTACAAAGAGGGACAGATAGAGGAGAACAATGATCAGATAAAATCTATCAAGCGTACCTATCTTGACTTAAATGACGAGAAAGTAGAGAAGACTGTGCTGGGGATTAAGAAGAGTATGACTAAATCTCAGTTTGACCAGGAGTTTTTATGCAAGCCTGTGAGTGCAAATGCCTTGTTTAGTAATGTTGATGAGGCTGTCTTTGATGATATAGACAAGGAGTGCGAGAGAATCTACATCGGGATGGATATTGGTGTGGCGCAGGATTATACAGTGCTTACAGCGATAACGGAGGACTATAGGGTTATTTCTATAGACAGGTTCAACTTTAAGGAGGAGAATATGGACTCGGAAGAGTTTAGAAACCGAATAAAGGAGTTTTACTTGCACCACGATAAAGATGGATTGCTTGCAGCGGCTTACTTTGAGGTTAATAACAACGACTTACTCTTTGATGACCTTACTGAGGATGATAGGCTGTATAAACTCATACCTTTTCACACCACAAGCAAGAGTAAACCAGAAATAGTTCGTAACTTGATAAAGTTATTCGAGGACAAACTAATTAAGATACCAAACGACACACTACTTGTGAAAGAGCTGTACGACTTCAAGAGTAAGCGAAATCCTATCACGGGTAACTTGCAGTTCTCAAACACTGAGGGCAAGCACGATGATATGGTGATGTCACTAGCGATTGCAGCGTATTGTGCCTTTGAAGAACAAGACGGAGGTATAACTATGTTTATATGATAGATTTTAAGACTCATATAGAGCTTTTTAAGAGCATTAAAGAAGAAAGTGATGGTAATCCCTACCTGGATAGTTTAGATCCCTTAGAAAGGCTTAAAACAAACAGGGATATAGCCGATGTTTACCCTATAAAAGACTCTAAAGAGATAACAGACCATATAAAAACCAATTTTTCCACCACTTTAAGTGTGGAAGAGGCTGTTTTGGGTCAGTTTATAATGCTAGAGCAAATAATCACGGGAAAAACCACCTTTAACAGCGAATATGAGCGAGACCTTACTTTTGCCAAGCTGTTATTGAGACCTAAACACCACAAGGAGTTTGATAATGAAGATCCAAATGATGAGGTAGAAAACGAGAAAAATATATTATCATCACCCGTTCAAGACGTATACAATGCGATTAACAAGTATTTAGATAACCGGGACTTTGTTTTGTTTAAGCAATTCTCTGGAGTTTTCTACGAAATCAATGATGACGAGGACGAGGAGGATCAAGAGGAAGAAAAACAAGAAGACAAAACCTCACAAAACCTTTTCCACCAGCAATGGTACTGGTATTCCATCGTTAGAAAGCTTGCTAATGAAGATATAACCAAATACGAGGAAATATATATGCTTAAGATGGCTACCGTATTACCAGAGATGTCTTATTTAGCCCAGCGAGAAAAGATAGAAAGCACTCAGCGTAGACAAGCCCAAGCAATGAATAAATTGTAAATTAGAAAAAAGCTGCTATGAACAATCTATCTGATTTTTACCAGTTAGTAAAAGACTTTTGCACTGACCACAATATGATAAATGAGTTCCTATTCTTGGGGTCTGAAGAAGACCTTGAAAATAGAGAGTTCAATTACAGAAGTGTGATTATGATACCCAGCAGCTCAAACATATCAAGAGACTTAAGCCGACCTATATACACCTTATCATTCGATTGCGCTATACTCGATAGATGCATAAACTCAGATGAGCTAGCCTTAGTCAAATCAACTGAGGAAAATCTATTTGTTGTAGGTCAATTTCAAGACTATCTTATACAGCAAGACGAAAACTGCTACATAGACGATGTAGATGTTATGAATATGATAAGCGAGGATGATAACATTACCTCCGCTATGTTTGAAGTTACGGTATCCTTCGCTAGAAAAAACTACAATGCAGGTATAGATAACTGATGCTAAGTCCACAACAACAAAGGGGTAGACTCAGAGCATTAGTAGTCAGAGAGTTAAGAAGGTTTGATGTCAAATCTACCTTTAGGTCTATGCTACGCGATAACAACCAGTATGCAAATGGTGGTCTAAGCAGAAGCATCTCTGCTACTAGGTTTAATAAAATGGTTACTGTATCGTCTTCTATAAATCCCGAAACGGGGATATTAGACAATGTGGTGGTTACACTAGAGATACCTTGGGGAAGATACGGTGTAAAACTTGACACTGAATACGGATCATCTAGCAACGCTACTGAACAGATGACTCCTTCAATAGAGGCTTTAGTTAGATGGATAAAGGCTAAAAACATACCTGTAAAATCTTATGTATCAGCAAGCTTAAAAAGTGGTGAGAAAAAGACCTACGGGCCATACACGGGTAGAACGGGTATGAACATTATGGCTTATAATATCCAGCAGAATATTATAAATGAAAATGAATTAAGAACACGTAACGACTACGCAAGCGATATTAGGTTTCAATTTCAAGACATACTTGAAGTCGCTATAAGCGATTGGGTTGCTGAGATGGCAGAAGACCAATACACAGATGTGTTAGTAGAACTAGAAGAATTATATTAGGATGGCTAAAGGAAAAGGAGATGCAACTCTCGGTAGGCTGAGTAAAAACTTAGTCTCAATAAATAGTGAACTACAGACTATTCAGCGTAGTATTCAGCTTATGCGTGAGGCAGGTAAAAGTGCCAAGCAAATATATGAGGCCTATGGTAAGCAGTTAGAAAAACTCATTGAAGATGAGTCAAAGCTAAACGATGAAATAGAAGACAGAAAAGAGCTGGTAAAAAATGAGTCTGCTACTCTTGAGAAATACAACGCCCTCCAAAGAAAATCAACTAGAGAAAGAAAAGCTGCCTTAGCACAGCTATCTGACATTGAGCTTAAAGAATATAAAAAATCAGAGAATGTAAAGAACTCTGGTTTAAAAGCTGATAAACAAAGAAAGAAGGCTGCTCTAAAAGCAAACGACAATCTAGAGCTTCAAAAGGTACGTTCCTCAAAACTAAGTACCAGTAAGCGTTTAGAAGCCGAGCTAAAGATTCTTAATAAGATTCAAAGACGCTACAAGAAAAGCTCTAAGGAATACAAAGATGCTGAAACAGCAAAGGTAAAGGCACAAGCAGATGCTCTTAGAAAAAGAGACAGTTTAATAAAGAAATACCGCAGCTCTAGACCTAAGCAGCAGGCAGATAGCGGCGGTGGCTTTGCAGCAAACCTAAGAAAAGGATTCTCTGGTTCGGAGCTTGGTAGAGGAATTGGACGTATTACGGGGGTTGCCTCTGCTGTACAGTTTTTCCGTGCTGTATTAAATCAAGTAAGAAAGGCATTAGTAGATTCTTTTAAAGCTGCTGTAGAATTTGAGGCACAGCTAGCACAGCTACAAGCGGTTACAGGTATTAACAATGATGAGCTTGCTCGATTAGAGAAGAATGTACTTAATGTTGCGGGTAGCACGAAGTTTACTTCTGAGCAAATTGTACAACTACAAACAGAACTTGGTAAGCTAGGATTTAGTGTTAGTGAGATTGAAGGAGCAACACTTGCTGTAGCTGAAACTGCACAAGCACTTGGCGAGCAAG